CGAATGGAGCAGCACTTAGGGAAGAGTATAAGCAGCGGGGACTGCTGCCAGACTTGAGCGAGCAGGTGTTTAAGTCCTTGGATGCTATGACTCTGACTGGAACTGAGTCGATTGCCGACATGACTAGCAAGACTGCTAAGGTCAAGGAAGGGCTGGCCAAGTTTGCTAACACGATGGAGAAATACACTGGCAACAAGTGGGTTGAAGAAAGTAATAGACTGTATGCACTGGACTCGATGAAGCAACTGACCGAGGAAGCAGTACGCCAAGGTAAGATGACTGAGGCCATGGCATGGAGTTACGTGAACACTTTCAACAACAGGGTGAACGGAGTTATCAGGGCAGCTGAGCGTCCGCTGATGTTCCAAGGTCCGATCGGTCAGGCAATGGGCTTGTTCCAAAGCTACCAGATCAACCTGATGCAACAACTGTTTAGGAACATTGGTGAAGGAAGGCACAAGCAACTGGCTATGATGGCTGGCCTCCAAGGTTCCATCTTTGGTGCTAGCTCTCTGCCTGGCTTTAACCTGATCAACAACTCACTCATTGCTAATGCCAGTGGGAATCCTGAGCACTATGACATCCACTCTGCTACCCGAATGATCTTTGGTGACGAAGGTGCTGACTGGCTGATGTATGGGATTCCTTCTAATGTACTGAATGCCAGCCTCTTTACTCGCGGTGATGTTAACCCAAGGAGCTGGCACGTTGTACCTAACCCAACCAACCCAGAGGAGATTCCTTTCATCTCTGCCTTTGCCAAAGCTTTTGGTAGCTTGAAGCAGGCAGCTGGCCAAGTTGCTGGAGGTGCTCCTCTTTGGGGAAGTTTCCTTGGTGGCATTGAGCATCTTGGTCTGAGTCGCCCACTGGCAGGGATTGCAGCTATCGGTCGAGCAGCTACTAGCGATGGGATGCAAGTCATCAGTACCCAAAGGAATGGGAACATTGCTGGCAGTAATGACTTGTTCAGTCTGGCTAGCTTGGTGCGAGTTGCTGGCGCTAAGCCTTTGGATGAGGCGATCGTAACTAACAACTACTTCCGCATCAATGCTTACAGGGAAGCAGACAGGGAGAAGCGGGAACGTCTGGGAACTGAGCTGAAGACTGCTGTTATGAATGGAGAGGAGATCACGGATGATATGGTTAACAGCTTTGCTGAGAGATACGCAGCACGCGGCGGCAACCCAACTGGCTTTGGTCAGTGGTGGATGAGCCAGTTCAAGAATGCCAATGTTCCTCAGACCCAGCAAATGGTAGAGAAACTTAATAACCCGTATGCCCGTAGGATGCAGGAGATTATGGGAGGCAGGGAGAGCTTGTTTGATGTAGGTAGTTTCTGATAGGCAATAAAAAACCCCCTTGGATGTTGAGTCCTTGGGGGTTTCTTTTTGTCAGTAAGTTGGCTTGTCAGGCCAGGTCTCTTCTATTTCAATCGGCTTAGCCTTCACTGCTTTTTCAAGTCCCATAATGCAGTACGTGATGTTGGGATTCTTGGTTGCCCACTTGCGAGAATCAGCACAAACTTCGCTCCAGTCTTCGTAAATCTTATTGTCACCGACATGCCCGCCAGTGGAAGTCATGATGACCCATTGCTTTTTAATCCCGCTCATACCAGAGGTCTCCGTTTCTCGATCAGCTTATTGGTGAGCATCTGAGCCAAGTCTGCAATCTCGCTCCCGCCGTACATCCCGTGGAGAACTACATCGAGATACTCAGCTACAAATGCCAGGCCATCTTCAAAGGTCTTGAAGTTACCAGCTGCATCTTCCAATCTAAGTCTTGCCATGAGTTCAGGATGGTTACGCATCTCAGTCTGCAGAGCTTCAACTTCTGGAGCTACCCGCAGACGGAACGAACCACTTGTGACTCTTGCACCATCTTTAATTTCCATCTTAGTCTCCGTAAACAAAGCGGTAAGCGCGATCCGAGTAACCTGCAATGTCTTTCAGATACAGGATCTGAGCTTCCACATCACGGGCAGCAGTGTGATTACCCCAGTTAGTCTGCTGTACTTCAGGAAACAGCATGCCCAAGTCACGAAGACAATGGGCGTTCTTGTAAGCCCACGGCAACTTGTAGCCAGCAGATTGGAGCAGGTTGCTCAGCCACGGGATGTCAGCATCTTTCCCCTTGGTCCACAGATGGACCTCGTAAGTAGAGCCAAGCAGGGTCAGGTACTCATAGACTAGTTGAGCCACCTCCCGCCACGACTTTCCATAGTGCTCAGCAGTACCAAGCAGGCCAGTACCTTGGTTGTGGTGGAAGGCCAGAGTCTCTGGGTTCACGTCGAACTCGAAAGAGTTAGTGTAGCTCTCCGGCCTGATATACCACTGGTGCATCACACCTTCGCCAGTAGCAGCACAGAAGGCAACATCAATGACAGCAGCGTTAGCTTTAAGCGAGAGAGTCTCCAAGTCAAGCATGACAGGGAGCTTAGGTTTCTTAGCCATTTTGAATCTCCGTCTTACATTGGTGGCAACCTGTACCTTGGCCGTAGTATTCTTGGTGGCGAGGGCAGAGAAGTTTCAGTGCTAGTTCCCCGTCAGAGAAACCTGGCTTTAGCTGCTTAGGTTGAGGAGTCTCTAGTTCTATCAGCAGATCCACAAAGTGCTTGACTTTCTCCAAGTCAGCTAAGCCTCCCTTATCTCGCCAACGTGTGATGTACTTAACAATGCAACCTTCAATAAAAGGAAGCTTGTTTGCGTGGATATATTGGACAGGTTGGATAGCCAAGTTCTTGTAGTGGTCTCCGCCAACCTGCTTACTCAGAGCCTTCATCTGCCGTACTCCTCTTTAGTTAACCAATTGTACTCTACGCAATCTGTGTGGAGTTCTTCCACAACTTTCTTAACTGGGTAGAGCTTGTCTCCATGAGTTTGGATTCGCCCAGCATGTTGCATACCCGCCAAGCATGCCACAAAGTTATCGAGCTTATCGAAGTCGGACTGTACGTGGGACCAGAGCTGGGGAGCGGTGATACCAAGGTGCCCTTCCAAGACTTGCATGATCTTATGCATTTGGGCAGAAGTCTTGCTCGCGCCAAACTCTCCGAATGCTTCACCCATAAAACACTCCGTGTGATGGAGTAAGGTGTTAGCTCGGACTACATCCTCAGTTGTAATCTCCTTCCCAAGTCTAGCTGCTGCATGTACTAGAGATAGTTTCAAGAGGTGAGTAAGTCGGCGCCCGCCATATGCTTCGTACCGGATATCATCGAGCTGCCTCCAAGTTTTATATATCTTGTCTACTAGAACTTTTGCATCTTCGCTAATTCCTACTTCCCCGAAATGATAATTCTTAATCTCTAACAGTCTCTCCACCATCTTGGCAGTATCTTGTTCACTAACCTGTTTGGGCCACGTGACTTTAACTCCTGTAGGCTTGGCATGTACAACCAGTAGTCGTGAGAAGAAGCCTTGGCCAACAATCTCCGGAGGAAAAGCGTGGGCGAAAGCAGTAGGAGTATTACCTCCCAGAATGTTGATGGTCGGATTAGGGATAGTCACAGTATGGCCTTGACCCTTAGCTCCCTTAGTTCTGTTTTCGTAAGGTGGACCCTCCCAGTCCCACAGATCCCCTAAGGTTGAGCAGAACTCCAAGATATTGTTTGCAAAGAACTCATTGAATTCATCTGCGCAGATCCACGTCTCCCTAATATCACTTGCATTGTCGGTACCCCACAAGTTTGCGTCAAGTATATTTCCTAGGCTTGCCTCACTATCATCTTGCTCCCCTAAGTCACTTAGGAATTTCTCCTTAGATATCTTCGTTGCACTGAACTTACTATAACCTGCTTCTCGTGCCAGTCTCTTAGCTTGCTTGATTGCTGTAGATTTCTTGGTGCCTGCGTTGCCAATCAACATCACGTACAAGTTGGTGTACAGATGAGAGTTGCCAAACTTCACATGGATTTGCCGTCCCATGAATGCACCGATCATAGCAACTGCTGACCACCGGCGGAAGAAAGCTGGTGTCTCTCCTCCGTCTGTGTAGTCTAGGTACGCCTGAAAGAAGTCCTGGTGCATGGGAAGTTCCTTTTAGGATTCGTCGGCAATCGTGTTAAGGAAAGCGTCTTCCCCGTGGTAGTGGCGGGCAGCTGAGTTATAAGCTCGCGCCGCCTCATGCTTGCACTTGAACTTACCTAGGTTCTTGAGCTTGCCTTCCACGGTGATGATAGCTTTCCAACGCTTGCAGCTCTTGTCCCAGCTAACCCCCTGATAACCAGAGGTGTTGTTAGCGTAGAGAGTTTCGTTGCCTTTGCTCATGCTTTAAGCTCCTGCCAAGACTGACCTGGACCTGAGATGTCTACCGGAATTATCATGGTCCGGGTAACACCAGAGCAATCAGTTACTTGGGTGTGTACAGTCATTAGTTGGGCGACTCGCTCAGCCAGATCACGGCGACCTTTACGAACTTGGAAGAAGATCGAGTCATGAATCTGAGCCATGAGTTTAAAGTCGGGATCGAATGCAAGTTCATTGAAGATTGCAATGAAGGACTGATTGAGTTCCATCGCATTTAGGGATTGTGTTACGTGCGCTACATAGCCATTAAGATCCATCTTATTCTTGGCGGGATTGCCAAAGCAGTAGCGAGTCCAGCCGGTAGCACCGACCAGTTTCCTTGTGTTCATTACCTCAGCTACGATTGTCTCGTAGTATTTCCCTTTCACTGTCGGAAAGGTATTAGCATATATGTTCAGGAGATGTTGTGCAACCCCTTTCAGATCCCAATGTTTCGGAAGTCCTAAGAGTCTCTGAGCTTCTCGTACTGCTCTCGGACCCATTGTTTCGACAAGAACAGCAGCGCCCATATTGTAATTGCTACCGTGGTTAATCCTCTTGCCAAGCTGTCTTTGAGTTTTCGTGATCTCTTCATAAGGTACTCCAAAGAACATTGAAGCCTTGAGCTTATGCGAGTCCTTACCACTGGTGAAGATGCCTAAGAGAGTTGGATCTCCACTAGAGTAAGCAACTCCCCGATCTTCAGCCTGTGAACGATCACACTCGTAAAGTTCGAATCCTGGATCTGCGACCAGAGTCTCTTTGACCACTGAACCAGCTGGAATATTCTGTACCTGTAGTCCGCACCAGAAGTGATGCTCCTTACTTGCAAGCCGGCCAGTATCTGTGCCGTGCGGATTAAGGGAATAGAGAATTCGTTCTTTGCCGGGCGGGCCAAACTCCTTAGCTGACTCACCTGTTGTGAGATAGGTAGAAGTAAGTTTACGTTCGCCACGGTATTCAAGTATTGTCCCCAAAATACGTTCGTTAATGGGATGCTTGAAGCTGACTGCGGTGAGAGTCTTTTCATCTGTGGACTCAGCTCCTTTCTCTCCGAGTATCTTGAGTAGTGCCAAACATTGCTTAGGGCTAGAAGGGTTGAACTTTGGTACGCCCACCATCTTACGAACGGATGTAAGTAGAGCATCTAGCTTCTCCTCTCCGGCCTTAGCATGCTTGGTCAGAGCTGGCATGTCTCTTTTAATCCCAGTCATCTCACACATATGAGCACCGGGAACTACCGCGAACTCCATAATATAATTGCGCTTTGCCCAGTCCGGAGCTTCTTGAAGCCAGGAAAGGAATACTTCCCCGGTCGCCCAAGTATCGAGCGCATTGTAACGACATGAATCGAGCCAGTCTCCCGAGCTTGAAAGATCCTTGTGGTACATGTACTCACGAAGCATGAAGCTGGAAATGAATCCCAGATCTTTCGGGAGTTCGCAGTACCAGGAGTGGAAAGCGTTAGCAGTATCGTACAGATACGCAACTGGTGGAGCAGAGTACCAATGGAACCATGCACAATCGTACTTTCCATTTTGCATTACCTTGGGTACGTTCAAGGCATTCAGTTCCCTCATAGCATATACATCTTCCATACGCTTGATTGGGATCACGAAAGACTTGGATGTATTGGTGCGAAGATCGTAACCAGTGTAACCAACCATCGTCATATGAAGGTAAGGTTTTTGGCTAGTCTCAATGTCAACGGCAATGAGGTCACAACATGCCAGATAACTTTTCGCCTTTGCATAACCCATTGCATCTTGAGCAAGTTCCCATTGGAAACTACTAGGCACTCGCCACTTTGAAGGTTCGGTGAGCTTGCTAATGTATCGCTTAGCGATAAAGTCTCCATATGCCACAGTCCTCAGTTGCTTGAGTGGATCAAGTACCAGAACATCCATGCGCTCCTTCTCTCCGCTAGTACCTTTGAAGTAGTACGGGATGATGGAGCCAGCGTAGTTAGAGATCTTTGCTTTCTTGCTTAGGTCCGGTGGCAGAAGTTTCTGCAGCACATCAAGCCTAGTGGTAATAAGATGGGTGAGTCCTGCTTTCTTGGCTGCCAGTGCTAGCTCAACTAAGGTAGTCGGGGCACGAGGAAATACTTTGACAGTGCAAGAGCTGAGAGCCGCAGACAGGCCAGCCAAGTAAGGTTGGTCATGCTCCTCAACTATTAGCAGAACTCCTTTGGCGCGCTCAATCTTAGTCGTCTGCATAGTCTACCTCTAGCTCCTCAGCAATCTGGTAATTAGATGATTTGATAGCCAGAAGTTCTGGACTCTTGTTACTAGAGCAATACTTATTCGGACATACCATGTGCCCATTGGTAACACTACCCTGCCACTCAAGTTTAGTCTTACAAATCTTGCACTCGGTATCTTGAAGCATTTTTCATACCCCTGATATGAGAAAAGGCCACCATCCATGGCAGCCAGTTCCTAGTTCTTATAACTTCCTAAGGGTACTCGGCCCAAGTTACTCGACCAGAATCGCTTTCAACTCATTAAACTTAACGTCCGGGTCATCCTTGGAAGCGCGTACCTTGAGAGTGGCCACGACTTCCGCACCTTGCGAGTTGTCGATGACTTCGCGCAGAGTGCCGCCGCCGAAAGTCGGTTGCAGAACTGCGACCACTTCCTTGAGTTGGCCTTGACCCATAGTCATGGGCTTGCCAGTCTTTTGGGACATGATCGGGCTACCATCTTTCATCTGGAGCGGGAAGCGAATGTTACCAGACTTGCCCGGCTCCGGCACCAGCTCGGAACTATTCGCCATCTCCAGAGTTTCCACCACAGTCAGCTTGAGCTGCACCACAACTTGCGTGTCATGCTCAGGGAAACTCCACTCCAGACGCAGCTTGTGAGTGCCGGCAGGGATGGGAGTAAAGCGTTCCAGATCAGCAAGTTCGTCAATGGAGGAGTCAAGGAGGTCGAGGGCGTTGATATCGGACATGATATGTTTCCTTTTACTTTAAGTTACTTACGGTTTGTGGACTGAATGTCCCTTGCTTTGGTGTTGCTTACTGCATTAACTCCAGAGATCCAACAGCTTGGGTTCCAGAGACTTCTCAAGACTGAAGCCAGACCGGCCACCAGTCATGATGTTGTTCGAGTAGGTTGTCGTGCTAGCAAAGATATGTTTCTTGTTCTTCACTTCGCAATAAACAACTTCATCGAAATACTTTGCACTGTTACGGGAGAAGTTAGCAGTACCAGCTACCGGCACAACCTTCTGCCCTCCTGCATCTTTACCCATCACGGAATCAACCATGTTCTCGTGAGTTATTACTACCACATTAAAAGGAGCTGCTTGAACGTAAGAGAGGAAAGTATCCATCACCTTACCCAAGTTACCCCAGTCATCACGTTGCAGCTTGTAGTCGTCAGGCTGGTTGCGAGTGATGTTCGCAATAGCTGAGTTAGTGAGCTGAGTCATGGAGTCGAAGATAACACAATCATTCGGCCCAAGTTTTGCCAGCTCTACTTCTTGTGTCTCAGCTCCAGCTTTTGCACAAAGTGGGCAAGCTACCTTACCATGCAAGGTGCAGATCTTCATCGGCGCACCCTTGATAACCTTGAGGCAAGTTTCAATTGCCATCGGAGTTCCACGGGTATCAGGGATCTGGAAGACTTCGATCCGTTCCTGCCATTCTTGCGGCAACTTGAACAGTGTGCTAACTCCCTTCTCCAAGTCAAACCACTTGAGATTAAACTTCTCAGCAAGCTTACCAACCAGCTCAGTCTTACCTGCTTTCGGCGGCCCGTAAACTAAGATGTGCTTGATCGGACTTGCTTTCATGTCACTCAGCTTGGCCATCTTTCTCTCCCTGCTGCTTCTTAGATTCTACCCAACCTTTGACCATTCCCAGAACTGCTTGTGCTTCGACTTGCGTAACTCCTACATCTTTTGCAATCTTCTGCCCACGAATCATTAGCTTCTCTTGCTGGTGCTGCGCTTGCATGACTTGGCTAGCAGCGATGGTAAAGAGTAGCTCGATCCGCAGCTCAGGTTCCATGCTGTAAGTTTGCAGCACGTTAACCACATGATCTTGAGCGTACTCAAACTGATTCATGTTGAGCAAGGCAAGGAGGCTAGGCTCGATGCGCTCCTTAAATTCCTCAGTAGTGAGGAAGTTGTTAGTTTGTTGTTCCATGTTGTGCCTCATGATTCGTGGCCGGATGGAAGCGGCGCCGTGGGGGCCACTATATCAGGTCGCGGCCTCGGGTAGGCGCCCCCGATTATAACGCAGTTACCTTTGCCCGCAACTTCTTCGCACTTAGCTTTCGCTTCGTACATCTTGCTGAGCGGGAAACCAAAAGTCTCCTCGAACTTAGCAAGAGTGAGCTGCTGGCTAGAGTATGCACCAAGTACCAGTGTGAAAGTACAGGCCACTATGGGCAGAACAAAGTTAATCATTCTAGCAACTCCTCAAGAGTAAACTCGAAGTCGTAAACTACATCCTCAACAACTTGATTCTCCCTGAGCGGAGCCATCATGTGCTCAGTTTGCAAGTGGCAAGAGTCCATGTAGTCACAAGTCCTGCCGAACCTAGTGCAAGACTCGCCGTGAGTTGGCCACACTCCGTAGTTTCCATAGAACTTAATCAGGTTCATGATGATACCTTCGTCCCACAGCCTATCTTTCAGCCACAGTGCACGCTGATGATATGTCTTGGGGAATTCGAAGACTTCATAACGCCCCAGTTTAGTAAGCTGGACAAGATATAGAACGGAATAGGAGGTGGTTCCGGGAGCAATCTTGTCAAGGATAACAGAGTATCCAATGGCTTGGGCGGAGTTCTTGTATTGATAATGGTTGATATAGTTGGCACTGGAAGTTTTGAGTTCCAGAATGAGGAGTTCTCCAGTGATAACATGGCGGAGAACAAGGTCGATGTATCCTCGGTAAGTTGTATTCGGGAGATGAATTCGGAATGAGAGTTCCGCCGCTGGCTTTCCGTTAAACCAGACCACTTCATAGTCTGACAGGAGTCCATCTTGGCAGAGTCCATCAAACTGCATAAGAGCTGCAACTGCTTCGAAGAAAGACTTCTTTTGCTTTTCGTTTTCATCAAAGAGATCCACCTCCCACTTATGAAACATAACCCACAAGGCTTTGTTAAGATCCTTATGAATCAGATATTCTTGGATACCTTCACCAACTGCATGGCCGTAAGCAAAGGTTACGTTGGAAGCAAAGTCCACCTGCCTAGGAGCTTTGAGTCTGCTCAACTGATAGAAGCGGGGACATGCGTGCAGATCGAGAGTTGAGGAGTAAGAAGTACGCAAGTACCTTGGGTCGGCTTGACCTTTCTCAAGTTGTACGATTGGTATCATGCACTCCTCATTAAGAGGCGCATCTAGTTCAAAAGTTTCAAACATTGCGAGACTCCTTCTTCAGTTTCTTGACTGCGTCTTCTGCAATCTTGATACGAAAGCGGTAGTCTTCTTGACCTTCAAGAGTTGGCTGTCCGCCAGCCCATGCCTTAGCTTCTTTAACAGCCCACTCGATCAGAGCAATCTCAGTCTTGGTCAGCATCTTTCTTCACCTTTTCAAATAGTGCGTTCCTGATAGCAACCCTGCCCTTGTCTGCTGCCAACTCTCTGCCAATGCGAAAGCCACGCTCCACGTCGTTAGCTACGCTATGCTGCCCACACTCGCGCAACAACTTAATCAACTCACTGGTGCAGGAGCAACGACGAAGCAACTGTCCAGTAAGCAGGTTCGCTTTCTGTAACTCACTTAACTCTCTCTTTGGCTTCATGATTAAAATACCCTCTCAAGTTTCTTCTTCATCCGCTCGTTATTGCTGTCCCAGATAATCGTTTCTGCTTCAAGCCATGCAAGTTCCAGCCAGCTCCAATGAATGCCAGTTGTGATCCAGAGTCTTTGTATCTCGTAGTGGGGAACCCAATCAGTGAAACTGGGGCGACTACTGTCAGTCCGCATGCCAAGTCTTTCTGTAACCCAAGGACTCCAATCCTCTGCCTTATCTTTTAACCCTAGCGGAACCAGCGTTTGAAAGATCAGCTTACCCTTTCGCATATAGTTAACGTAGTTTGCACGACGATCTGACATGTAGATCAGAGTCGCTACTACTAGAGACTTGTAAGACTCCGCAGTTGCCAGCTCGGCAGTGACAGACTCATAAGCTGGAATCTCTGGTTCTTCCATGAACCAATCGAAAGGTCTACGCTCGCCAGTGTAAGGAAAGTCTTGGAGTGTGAGTTCCATAGTTACAAGTCCGATGCACTAATGGGAGTTTTACGCGCTGTTGCTCGCGCCGCCTTAACTGCCTTGGGTGCGATGATCTCTGCTTGTGCGTGAGTTGCCAGACCAGAAACAATCAGGCCAATCTCTTCTTCGCTCAGCACAGTTACCAGCTCAGGGTCAGCACGAAGTTTCTGGTGGATGTTACGAAGGATCAGACGGAAGTCAGGAACTTGTTGCTCAAGAGCTTGTTCAAGTTCTGCTAGTTCCATGATAAGGGGATGTTCAGACTTGGGTTCAGTCTCATGTAGAACTTCATTCCCTGCACTACTAGGAACCGACTGTACTTCAGCTTCCTTACTCTCTTGTGCTGCAACTTCTGCCGAGGGGACATCTTGAATATCCTCCTCTCTTGGAGTCGCGTCCAAGGGAGTGGATACTTGCTGGCTGGCAGAATCAATGGAGGTTTCTTGGGCTTGAGTCTGGCTAACATCTTTAGTCTCCTTTGCTTTCTTAGCCGCAGCTAATGCTTTGAGTCTTTCAAGTGCGCTACTCATCTTAGTTCATCCTGTCATAGTAACTCTGCAAGGCTGCCTGTACTTTCTCTGCTGTAACTTCGATACCGTGCTCAGCAAAGTCAGCCAAGATCAGCTCCAAGTACCAGTTGTCTTCTTGGTACATGAGGCTCACATCCGGTATCAACCAGCTCTTTTCGTAACTTCCTTCAGCGTAACCATTGTCCCAACGGAACTTGTTGAGAGCAAACTTGCCGACGTAGATCTCAAAGAGCTTATCCCAAGTCAGGCCAGTGTGATGAAGCAGAGAATTGAAAGAAAGTCGTGGGCTAGAGTGCAGTACTGCATCTTCCATAAGCCAATCAACTGCTTGATAGATATCAATTGCATCTCCGTTGCTTGAATTGAAGTCTTTTCGAATGTCCTCGGCGGTGTGGCCTTTAGCAATTAAAGCACTCAACACAAAGTGCCACACGTCCACAACTTCGAGCTGCACTTGTTTACGATTCTTGTCAGTCACGCCTTGCTTGTAAGAGGCAGTATCTTTCCACCACTTCCAACCAAGGTGGCCGTGAATCTCCATGCACTCGTCAATGATTGCAAGACTCCAGTCCCAGTCTTGAGTTATCCAGTCTTTGTTCAACTTGGAGTTCAGGGTATCTTGCATATCCATCATAATCTGGAGCTTTTCATCAGTGAAGCTCATAATTTAAATCTCCTGCTCTATTACGTTTAATCTTGCGAATTCCCCAAAAGCTTTTAATGCCTCTAGATTGTATATTTTTGCTGCGTCCTCTTTTGTTTTATAAGTTCCTAGATATCGACGCTCTCCGTTAACTCTTATATAGGAGAGCCACTTCCCATTTTTTGTTTCTGTTACGCCCTTATACCCAGAGGTATTATTTATACCTACGCCTCGATTGGCTGCATTCTGCCCTCTAGTAGCTAGGCGTAGATTCTCTTTTCTATTATCCTTTACCCTTCCGTTCTTGTGGTCTACTTCCTCATTAGGCATTCCCATGACTAGTCTATGTAGATGGTATTTCTTCCCCTCCATGAAGACTGTTATATATCCGTCTTTGTCGAAGTTAGCTTTGCATAAAGCATATTTGACTAGATCTTCTTCATCTATCTCTATGCCAGGGAAAGCCTGCACAAACAGTGCCAAGCACATATTAAGTTTGGCCATTTTAAACCTTTCCCTTCTTTTACTAGAGACGATAAAAAACCCCCTGAGCTTTTAACTACAGAGGGTTTTAAGAGCTAGGGGCCTTTTGGTTTAGGATGAGGCCGAACCTAACTAGCTAGTGCAGCGGTCTGGAGAGTCTTGGGGAACTCCTAAAAGCTGCACAGCCAACCGAACTTACAGGGCATCAGCAGTAACTTTGATGCTCAGCAGTTCTTCAACCTTCGCCACCAGATAGGTGAGCGCCTTCTCGTGACGGCCAACAACTTCGTCGCCAGCGTTCTCGATGAAGGTAGTGAGTTGCTCTTGCAGAACTGCCAGCACAGCGTTGTCACCAGCGACACGCTTGTAGCGTTCGATGAACAGACCAGCAGCAGCAGCAACTTTCTCTTTCGCCTTGCCAGTAACTTCCGGCATGATCTCCATGTAGTCCTTGGCGAAAGCTTCCAAGTCTTCCTTGGTGAGCATGCTGCGCTCAGACTTGGGCAGGTTGGCGATTGCTTCCAGCGAAATCTTGCCTTCGCTATAGAGAGCATCACACTTGGCTTGATCGAAGTCGGCGTCCGAATCAACGTAACCACGCAGATGCGAGATGATAACACCTTGCACGGTGGAAGTGATGAGGCCGACGACTTTCTCGTCACCGGAACTCAGAGCTTCCATGATGCCATCGGCATTCGGAACTTCGTGCTCTACGGAAACAGTGGGGCGCTTGTAGCCATCGCGGGTACGGAAGTTGAAATCGGTAGCGATGCGAGTAGTGGAAGTCATGGTGTTGTTTCCTTGTTGCTAGTTAGTAGTAAGTTTGCCGGTTGGCTTCGCGCTGGGGATTGCCCGCCGCGTGGGGGCCATTATGCCATATGGGCACCGGCATGGGGTGGCGGATTTTGGAGAGAGTTACGCAGCTTCAAACAGGTAAGTGCCCTTAGGTATCTCATCCTCAGAAGTTCTGCCTTGGTTAAGCTGAGCATAACGACTGAAAGCTGCGATCTTCTCGTCTAGTGTTTTGCCTGGAAGTCTCTGGCTTGTGATGCCAGCAACAAACAGGGTCGGCGGGCAGATGATAAATAGTTCCTCCTTCGCACGAGTTACGGCGGTGTAGATAAGTTCACGGAATAGCATGTTGCTATGGCTAGAGTGCGTGATGAAGAAGACTCTCCGGTACTCAGAACCTTGCGACTTGTGCACAGTTATCGCATAACCCAAGTCCAGTGATCCAACTTCGCCCGAACTTTCGAGAGTCTCTTCTTGTTCCAGTTCATCAGACCAAACCACAATGGTATGAGAAGCCGCTTGCACCAGACCGGACTTTTCTTCAGTGGGCAAGCTGAAACTATTAAGAATCTCATCAACAGATTTAGCATGCTCAGCTCCAAGATCATCACCTGCAAGGAGAGCAGCGATCGCAGAAGTCCTATCTTTGTCATGTTCTATACCCCAGTAGTCTAGTGTGGGAGATGCATCTTTGAATGGCTTACCAAAGTACTTGTTATTCTTTTCGATCCGTAAGATGGTGTGCTCAGTCTTGTTGAACAGAACCTTGTCACCAACACGGAAGTACTTCTTGTTCAGACCTGCGATGACTTCATAAACTGGCTCACTGTTTGGATTATACTTACGTGCAAGATGAGTTGCGATGATCTTATTAAGTTCGATGGTTCCAAATGCTTTGTTGAATGGGCAGAGAATCGTATCTTCCATTGGAGTGTATTGACCGGAGTCAATCATCTCTGGTAGGAACTTCTCCATCACAGCTAGAGCAGCTTCAGGACTTAGCGCTTTCTTCCATGGCTTGACAGTTACTTTGCCATTACCTTCTGCCATCTTGTCTATGGTTAGCTCGCCCAGCTTAGGAACTGGTGTAACTTCGCCACGCAAGATGCGGTGAGCAAGAGAGATGATCGGAGACTCAAGAGCTTGGCGATAAACTTCGGTCAGCTCAACTCTTTCGATACCAGCATTCAAGGCATGGATAAAGATAGACTTGCCAAAGACTGGCGGGAGCTGTTGAATGTCACCAATGAGGATGATCTGCAAGTCCATGCGAAGTGGCAATGCTTCCATAAGTCTGTTCCACAGTGAAGTGGGGACCATAGAAGCTTCGTCAATGATGATGGTTTTGATTGAGTGCGGAAGTTTGCGGCCCTCATGCCACGAAGGAACGAAACGCATGGACTTTTTGTACTTGCCAGTCTTGTCATCCCAGTCTTCAAAGAACTCCGGCATGTACTCAAGTAGCTTATGAATGGTCATGCAGTTACGTTGCAAGTCAACTGGCATAACCTTCTTCATATTTTGCACAGCTTTGTTAGTGAAGGAGACACACACAATGCCCGGAACTCCTGAGCTAAGATGCTTGTGCCCAGTGATAGAAAGTGCTGGCCAGTGGTTAGACTGGATCATTGAGAGAATTGCGCCCTTGGTGCAAGTAGTCTTACCAGTACCAGCAGGACCGATAAGAGCTACGCTGCGCCCAGAAGTTGCAATGTCAATGAAAGCTTGCTGTTTTGGGTTGTAAGAGATGATTGCTTGAGCAACTGGCTTAGGTACAAACTCTGGCGGTGGGCTAGGAAGTGTGGAGTGTCCTTCTGGTGGGATGTTAAGTTGCACTGTGCCACGAGCAATCTGTTCATCCAGTTGCTTCTTGGCTACCAGTTCTTTAAGTTTCCTAAGTGCTTCAGACATTTCAAAGTTCCTTAAGTGTGGTGCCTAGTAGCTCTAGCAGACTCCATTGATTTACGAAGATAGGCGTCTGCTATCTCATGGCGTCTGCAAGTACGAGAACAGTATTTGCCAAGTGTGTCATCTACATTAAGTAGAGTTAAGAGAAACTCTTGCTTGCAATAGACGCACACTCTAGGCAATCCTAGAAGTTTCATATCCATGGCTTAAGAATCTTGGCTGGCCAGTGAGTTAAGGCGACTAAGGTACTGGTCTATTTCCACTTCAAGCTTCTTAGTTGCTAGAGGCCAGAAGGTTTCAGGGTTGTAAGGATCAAGGCCAAGTCTTGCAAACTCTCCACGACTCATGCCATAAGTGAAAGTCTTGCGAGTTATGGCATCACCATCAGTGAAAGTTGCCTCAGCCTTGAGAGTACAGATACAATCGCTAGTGTGGCGAGTCCAAATTACAGACAGGAGTTTGGTTTGGTTAATGGAAGTCATGGTTATTTTCCTCAGTTTGGAGCGGGAAGTGTTCGTAACCTACAAGGGAATTAAGCATAGGCCGGATTGAGTTGACAGGTGTCATAACTTTGATCCACTTGGTAGGACCAGAGTAACCTACCTTTCTAAGCCAAAGTTGCCCGGCTCGAAGTGTTACTTGGATTTCACCAGATGCAACCTTAACAGTGCGGATAACTTGCTTGCCATGTTTGCGGTGAATCAGCGGATGAGTTGAGACTTTCATGGTTAGTTTCCTTTAGTTCTGGTGTCTTCTTGAATCAGTACGTAAGCTTTCAGTGCCCAAGGATGTTGGGAACCTGAGCCAAGTGGGTAACGTACAGCACGGAAAGAAAGCCAGAAGAGTTTAGGTTCTTGGCCAGGTTGTTTAAAGAGATTAAGTTCCTTGTTGTAAGCGATTTGGGAATCACGCTTAAAAAGAGGAAAGTAAGTTATCCCATCTATTGTGATTCCATCAGCGGTTAGGTTATCACAAATTTGCGCGGCGGTCCAGTGCCGCAGGAAATAGAAGTCTGCTGCGCTCTGATACTTAGTAGGTAAGTTCCAGTCACGCTGTATGCAAGACATGAAAGCCCGGAAGTTATCAGAGTCAAAACCGGGCAGATCGGAGTTAGAGATAGTGGTCATTTTAGTTTCCTTCTCGCTTCAAGTTTTCAATTGCGTCTAGCCATGTCTTGCGAATTAGCTCATTTAAATCTGATTCATTGGTGATGTGAGTTGTGAGGATTAAAGCGCCTCGGAGCGACCCGTGATCCGGGCTAATGGAGTGAACTAATTTCATGCAAAACTCTTTTCCAGTTTCTACTTCTTCATCTGATATTTTTCCTTCCGAGGCTGCCCTATTTAACGCAAGGCACATAAAATGTTCGGTGTTTCGGCCTTTGTTAAACAGTTCATGATACTTTTTTGCCCGAGTGAGAATAGTGCTTAGCTTTTTCATTTCATAGTTCCTTTGGAAGCAAGTTTCAGTGCCAGCTTTTGTTGGAGAGTCAAGCCACTAGGATCAGCAGTCTTAGGTGCGGTAGGAACTGGCTCAGCATCATCAATCAGGAGAGCCAGGAGTTCCTCAGAAGTACCTTTGAAGCTGGGAATCTTAGGTGCCTTGGGAGTTCCGTTGGCTGGCATGACTCCACTGTTACGATAAGTCTCAAGGTTAGTCTTAACTTCCTCAAGTTTGCGCCACAAGAGAGTTGCCATAATGCCGATCTCAACTGGGATCTGGTCATAGCAATGCTCCAGAAGTTCCTCAAGATCGCCAGCGTTTATGTTCTCGCAAATCAGATCAAGTGCACCATCTTTAGAGAATGCAAGTTCCATGATGTGCGCCCAATGCTCAGAGATAGTAGTCTTGCGTCCGTCAGGAAGTTGAATCTTAGCAGTAGGAAACGGGGCAACATTCATCACCCACTTGGTGATAGTCTCAGGGTATTTGGAAGACTCTTTTCTAGTAAGAAGCGAGCCGCGCAGACCTTTAAGGATGAGAGTTTCGATCTCTTGCTGGCGCTCAGTGTCTCTTGCTTGGGCTTGAGCCGGAGAGATCTGGACAGAGTTCCATGCTTGAGAGTTAAGCTTACGAACTGCATCAGTGATAGGGGCAGAACGAAGGGACCAAGATATTTCAATCTCCTCAATCCAAGCAGCCAAGTTGCTTAGGTTGTCTAGGGAAACTCTGATCTGAGTCTGACGTTTGGGAGCTGGCTTGCCTTCAAGAGTTGTGGCCAGTCGAGCAAGTCTCTCCATATGCTTGAGCCAAAAAGAATGGAGAGTCTCATGGGCATCGCTAGGCATTGGAGTTAGAGAGACTAGCGGAAGCTTGAGGAGATAAGCTAGTCCGAGCAAGTGGGTGAGTTCGGAACTTAGTTTCTGAGCTGAGAACAGTTCAAGATAGTCTTGGTTTAAGACTTGGGCTGAGCAAGAAAGCATTGGATGCGGATAAGTTGCATGGCCCCAATGTGGGAAGTCAGTTGAGAAAGAAAGACCTGAGACTGGGCAATGTACTTTCATGGTTTCAGTTCCTTTAGGGAAGTTGCTTTAAGTTACAGACCGTCTGGGAACTGGCCATAGTCTTTAGGTGGCAAGTCTTTAGCGGCTCTCTGAGCTTTCTCCACTGCAAGAGATACATAAAGAATGGAGCGAAGTTCGGCCGCTGCTTCTTTTCTTGCACTAGCTGTCAGCTCCCCAAGAGAGTTCATTACTTGCTTAAACTCACTATAGTGGACTGGGAAGGAAGGAAGCAGAACTGAGAACTCTGGCCTCCAGGGAGTTAGATGATCTTTATAAGCTGCGGTGCGAGCCGGCTTGAAAGACTTAGGGAGACTGGACATTTTAAAGTTCTCCATTAGCAAAGCTAGGGATAGTGAAAGAGATAGGTTCGATTACTTGATCTGAGCCGCAAGAGTCTTGGTGCACTGTAGGAACTGAGGTGAACTTAGGATCTGCATAGTCTCCACAAAGTTTGTCAGCTAGATGTTGCGAGACTTTGCGGTGAGCTTTGATACGAGACTTATGCGCTGCTTCTTGGCTAGGAGTCATAGTCTTAGACTTGTCAGAGTTAATGCGAGTACCAAGAGACTCGACAATATATTTAAGTTCTTGAACAGAGAGATTGAGAGAGCTGGTGACATGTGCGCCCATGATTAGTTACTCCTCAGAGTCTTTAGTTAGTCCTGCTTCTTTCATTGGGTCCAGATCATTCTCAGTGCAGTAAGTTAGCCATGCTTGGCAAGCTCCCTGTAGGTCAGCAGGGGCAGGCATGTTCATGGGCAGATAGATTGAGTGCAGTGAGATATATGCTTTCTTACAGTCTTCGATAGTCTCGTAAGTTTGGGTATTAGGATCAAAGTCTGGCTCTCCAAGATCAGCAAGAGAGATTCTTTTGGGCGCTATCTTAGTTTGCACATAAGCAGGAAGTTTTGCGCCTAGACCAATCTTAACTAGGAAGATCTCAATAGACTGGGAAACTTGTTCCATCTCACAAGGAAGCTCACCGTGAGTTTCTTTATACGATTCGATTGCTAGCTTGATTGCTTGGAGTTGGGGCAGGTTGTAACTTGGGCGATACTTAGGTATAGCAGCCATGATTTAAGTTCCTTGAAGCAGTAAGTTAAAGGGGGCGGGTCGGGTGTCACTGGTGACGCGGTGACGGATTGACACAATGACAGTATAGCGCATGCCCCTACCCCATGCCCGACCGCCCATCGCCCGCCCCCTAGCACTAACTTACTAGACTCCCCTAACTTAGCTACCTCTCCCGTTCTCGGGTTGCGTCTATATATACCCCCCTATTAAATTAAATGAATTAGTTAAAAATGGAAGGTAGTAAGAGCTAGTAAGGAGAGTATCAAAGGTGGAGTTGCGCGCAAGGTAGTGGGGAGTTAGGGGAGTGAGTTAGTTAGGGAGCGGTGAGAGAGTTTCAGGTGGGGGGCGCGAAAGGAGGGGGTGAAGCGGGGGGTGAAGCGGTCTGTCATTGTGTCAGCGTGTCGAAGTGGCAGTGTGTCAGCGGTGACATGGTGTCGCATGGCACAAATAAAAACTCCCTTTGAAGTTATCGCAGGGAGTTGAGTTTAGAGCTTAGAGTTTAGAGAGCGTCTGCGGAAATCTCTGCAACTTCCTTAACTTCAAACGCTTTGATCAGCGCCATTAGAACCTCGACGTGATCAGCAAGTTCCGTCATGATTGGGGAATCTTCTTCAAGATCCAAGACAGCAGCAGCGAATTGCTCAAGTCGGGCAAGTGCGGTCGGACGGATTTTCTCATCGGTCGAATAAGTTGTGTATGCTGGGCAAACAGTAGTTCCTAGCATTGCGGCAGCGGCGGGAGTTACTTGGATCAGCTCAGGTGCGAATCGAGCGTAAAGCTGGCCAAAGGCAAGAGCCGACTGTTTGGTGAGAGTACGCTTGCGGCTCGACTCTTGGTTGTAGAAGTCAAAGGCGGCAGCAAGAGTGAGTT